GATTGCCCTCGCCCTGGTAAGAGAACTCATGGTATCCCAACGTGTGCCCCGTTCCCTCGGAATTGAATCCCATGCCATAAATACGGGATTCTCTTCCTCCGGGCACGTCCTCGCTTACCGTATTTATTAACTTTACATACGGCTCTAAACCTCTGGCTGTATATGTGGCTATGTTAGCATCAAAAGTAAAGTTGTCTACCCAGGTAACCGCCGTACCGACTGTTCCGGTTCCCCCATAAGCAAAATATAAACTACCCGCTCTCAAATGTACTTTATGAGCAACGCCAAGCGAATTGTTAAAAACCCATCCGGTATCGGGATCTGCTCCTGTCTGAGTTGCCCCCTTTACCAATCTCCAGCAATCCAGCAGGTTTGTCAAACTTACGTTTCCGATTGATCCGTACAATTCCTCTACGCCAGTAACTGAACCATGCCAGGCGGAGGGTGTACAGTTAATGCCTAATTTACCTACAATCCCCGTATCGGATACTGAATATCCTCCGGATTGCTGTATCATGTTCCCGGTTTGCAATTTCACATAAGGTAAATCCGGTATATCTTCTTTTGTGATTGCCGCAAAACCAAAACTAATGGCCGACAAAGCCTTTAAAAAATGTCCCGCAGTCAATCCTACGGCAGTGTGTAAATTTCCAACAAGTTCATGTGGAGCTGGAGTTAACCCTGAATTTGCCGACAAAATACCCGTGGCCGGATCGATTGTCAGGTTTTGTCCTACCCTTATCCCTCCTAGTTTTATCGCGCTCGCTATCGGCAACACATAGGGATTGTCGTTCGTGTCGTTTACGCCGTCACGCAGCAGTTGGAACCATTTTGCCCAAACTGCATTTGTTATGCTCCCTTCTCCTGCGCCTCTCATTGCGGACAACATCGGCGTTTGTATCGGCGGAGGCGCTATTTTTTTCTGATTATCCATTTTCTGTTACCATATCCGCATAGCAATCTATGACAACACATTTCACCGGACTCGTTATTGTCAACTTAAATATTCTGTCCCTCGAATATCCGAGCCTGTTGAATCCGCACCTTTGTTTGTAACTCCCTATTTTACCGAACGGTTTCCAGTGTTCGCTCGACCACACGTATCCGCCATTGTCCGACCATTGCAGCATTGCCTGTGGATCCGATCCATAGTGTGGATAATTTTCTACATAGGGAGCGTCATTCAATCCTACTCCTTTTTCAAATTCGAATTCTATTGCTTTGAAAAATATTCTTTTGTTTTCTACACAGACGTGCCCGCTCGTTTTTTCTCGTTTTATTATTACGCCGTTATCCGTAAACGTATTCAGGTCATATTCGTAAATGTTCGCATTTTTAAAATTCCCTATGATGTTTTTCTGGTTGAAAAATGTGAACACGTTCCCCAGGTGCCGTCCGTTCAATCCGGTGTTTTCGTCGTAATATCCTCTTTCGTGCCATAGTCCCGTCGTTATGTCATACACGAACGTCCTGTCGCCTCTCTCAAAATTCAAAACGTAAAAACTGTGTCCTTCCTGTTGATAACAATAGGCGTATGCGTCATTCAACCTGTTTAATTTACTTATGATATATTCGATCGCGTGCGTCGATATCCTTTGCGCCTGGTATCCTGCACCTGCCCAAACCGATCCGAACCCTGCAGCATTATTGCCCAGCCAGAATATGTTGTTCCCGAGCGTCGCCACGCTTTGCGGGGCTATCGTGCCGTTATCCTGTATGGCGTTAGGCATTCGCACGAACGGCGCGTCGGCATTTCCCGATAAATACCATACCTCGATAGTTTGCTCTCCTATCAACCATAAATCCAATCCAACCCGTTTTATTGCCATCAGTTTGTCCGGGGATCCCTCCGCGTTCGCCCAATCCAGTGCGTACCATTTTTTCCCATCGTACGACTGCGACCACATAAACGATCCGGGGAATGGCATTTTTTCCCCGTTGTCGCCCCACGGACAAATAAAATATCCCCCTATAAAAACAACACATGTAGATCCAGGCCATATAGTAGATACGTCGTCCACCCACACCGGCGGTATCGAAGTGTCGTATGCTCCGAAATGTTCTATCTTCGTGAAATCGTTTGTTTCGAGTTCGACTATATAACCATATTTTCCGTCCACGATTATAAGTTGCGATCCGTTATCCGACATGTCCACATGTCCCGCATTCGTCGTTAACTCTCCTATGCTTATTTCTGTTTTGTCGGTTTTGATTTCCGTGACCTTGTTTCTTATTATCTTAAAACACCTTCCGGTCGAAGTGGTATATAGTCCGCGACATGGAAATTTATTGTTTTCGTCGTTAAAGAACATTTTCAGTCCGGGAGTTCCTATCAACGCTTTTACGTTTTTCGATCCGGGCGCGACGGTCTCGCAATAGAAATTTCTGCATAACTGATATTCTATCGAGCGCGATCTCGCTTCGTAGCAGGGTTGTATTATGTCAATTTTCATTTCACGAGTCCGTATAAATGTTATACCGTTTATTCCCGTTCAATCCGGGCGTCGCCTTCATCAGAAAGTCTTCGTTGTTCACCCTTTTTATGTTTGCCTTCGTTTCGTTCGCTTTAATTATTATCGTCTGATTTATCGAACGTCCGTAATCTCCGGCGAGTTCGACCGCCAGGTTATACCGTATCGCCATCAGATAGGCTGCGGGCAACTTAATTTCGTCGTTCAATTCGAGATTTTCCAGTTGTAACGTTTGCGTCATGCCTAATGACAATGTACGCATGGGAACCGGATATATTCTCAATATTCCGTTGGGATACGTCGGCGTGTAATTTGCGTATTTTGGATATGTGGATTCGGCGTATTTCATTCCTATCCGCTGGTAATCATCGTTAGTAATCAATTCCAACCGCGTGTCGATAAAATTCGATCCCATGAGTTCTCTTATGAAACAACTTATTATTTTAACCGGTCTTTTCGTGTCGAGATATTCTCCCGGCCCGACGTCATAGTCCGGTTTTCCCGCGATTATTTTGTCCGTGAAAATTTCGTTCACATTATAATAAAGCATCAGCTTTTCCATGCTCCACTGATCCAACATCATATTTAGTATGTCAAGCGCCTCGTTCGTCTCGTTTGCTCCCGGCGCTTCTCCTGCCGCGTTGACGTTTATCAGGTTCAACGCTTTGGTTATAATGTCTATCGTTTTCATTTAAACCGTCCTGTTTTTTTTTCTTCTTTTCTCTCCGGAGGCTTTTCGTCCTGTACGTTAAAAATATTCTTGCCCGTACTTATGACTTCGGATCCGTTTGCGCCTTCAACCGGGACTTTCCCGTATATATGGTCCCAGTAATTGCGATCGTTCGCTTTTTTTTCGGCTTCGATTCCCATAACCGTTATATTGTCGTCGGAAATGACGCCGTTCTTGTATATGCACTTCGGATATTGTCTTGCTTTGTCAATCTCTGTCATTTTCACTCCTTTGGTAATTTTTTTAAATATTCGTGATAATTGCCCCGGTATGCCTCGTATTTGTTGTTTTTAAATCTGTAATGCGTGAACGTTATGTCCGGTTTCACCCAGATCTGCCCGCAGATATTCGTCCACAAATCACAGAACGCAAAATCCTCTCCTATCCATACCCCGCTCGATTTCAGAGGTTGTATGTAATCCGACATTATGTTTTTTTTGTCCAGTCCCTGCGGAAACAGATCGTATATTTTTTTCTTCGGGCATTTTTCATCTTCCGGCGATCCGTTCGCTGTCTGCATTTCATAATACGTTCGGAATTCGTAATTTTTATACATTTTTTCTATTGCAGACCGTTTTAAACAGAAAAACCCGGCCGGCACCCTTGCCGCTGCTATGTATCCGTCGCCTCTCACTTTAGGGTATCCTTTCGGATCCGTATACAATACCACCGGCCAATTCAGCGGCTCCGTTTTCATCGGATAAATTCCCGCCACAAACTCATCCTCTTTATTTACAAATTCCAGCGTAACTTCCGCCGGAAAACTTATGTCGTCGTCTATGGAGAAAAAAATGTCATGACCTTCGCTCATGAACGTTTCTATCAATTTGTTTCTTACCGCTTGTATGTACGGATCCCCCTCGATCAATTTTAAACACACATCGAATCCGTTCTTAAGCAAAAGTCGTGCCATTATCTCAATGGAATCAAGACATGGGATACATTGCATCCCTCTGTAAGCGGCTACTCCGATCATTATTTTTTTCATCATGAGTACGATTTTAAAAGGTTTATTATAACTCCCACCAACGTCGTTATGGCTATGAGATAAAACCAATTCAGTTTTTTGTGAATTACCGACATTTCATTTTTTACTTCAACGGTGAAATCTCTTATGTATTGGTGTCTTTCTTCACACAATTCTTTGTTGTATGGTTCCATTTTGTTCTCCATCCGCTTCCGTATCGTGCATGCAGGCATGTAAAAAAGGGAAGGTCAAACCCTCCCTTTTTCCTTTCATCCACCTCTTTTATGCCGCCCCTTTTATGTCCCCGAGCGCTATCATTGAGGCTCTCAATTCGTTCAGAAGCGTGACGATCGCATCCGCCTGCGCCGCTGTCGAATATCCATACGGAGTGGTACTCGTCGCCGCGGTCGTAGTCACCGCAGCCTGCGCCGACCCTGCTCGTTGCGCTACGGGGGTCACGCCGTAGGAACTTATTTTATCCGTTATCGCTCCTCCCAGCGTCATCCCGTCCGGGGTCCTTCCCCCAATTTGTTCTACTGTCATAATTTTCTCCTTCTTTTTTTTATAGTTTCCTCGTCTTACCCGTCTGTAACGCCTGTCTGCGCAGGCGTAATCAGGCGAATTGTTTATTTACGCGACATTGCCTATCAGTATGCATGCCAGTTCCGGTCGTATGCATTTCACTCCGTACAGAACGTCGATCCTGCACGGGAAACTATCGTTGTTGATATCGTAGTCCCGTACGATTCTCAACGATATCCCGTCCACAACCTCACGTTTTGCAAAATCCACTCCATTCGGTACTTCCAAATCTGCAGTCACCAACGAAAACGCATCCTGGTGAAAAGCAATGTCCAGCGGATAATTTCCAGCGGCCGTTCCCGCAAAAACGACGGCTTTCCCATTTGCAGGAAGCAGGTCTATCGTTTGATACGGGTTGGATGTTGACGCTATCATCGCAGGCGCGATCGGCACCGAATAATGCGTACCGGTCACCTCTGTCGCAGCGGCAGTCGCAACAAACCAGGCAAGTTTTCCGGTTTTTTGCCTGTTCATCGGATTTACGCTGTATGTATCAGCCACGGTAAACCGATCTCCGGCTTTTATCGTTTTTCCGGTCGTTCCTGTGATCAGAATAACACTCGCGCCTTCCGTCTGTGTTCCATCAACGGTATAATCTGCGCTTGCCACCCTGGTTCCAACCGTGAAATTGCCTACGTTCTGATCCATTTTGAACTTGAAGCCCAACCCGGTTCCCATTTCCCCGCTTTCGTACTGTTCTGAAATTTTCGCCGAGCTCTGGAACAATCCCTTTAACGCCTCCACCAACGCAGCCTGGGTGTCCGGTCCTACCACCGCCACTCTTTTTCCGTCCCGGGGCACGCCAAAGCAATCCAGTAACGCACCTGCGTTCAGGAATGCCTTCGATCCACCTGCAGGCACGCCGGCAGCATATGTGCCGACGTTGTTATAAACGCTCACGGCGCATTGTAACGCATCGTAGTCTATTTGGTTTGCCAATTGCGCCGTCGCGGTTTCAAGATACCTTTTGGCAAACTCATCGATCGTTAACGTTAAATCCTCCGCCGTGAAGTATAACGCCACCTGCTTTCTGGTGGACACCGTGAATGTCTGATATTGTTCTGTCGTGTCCTGTAACTGCAGTGCCGCGCCTGTGCTGACCAGATACCTGTTTGGCATCCTTATTCTCAGACTAGGCCCTATTTTACCGGACATCGTGGCCCCTGAATTCGCAAACTGATTGTCATACTGCCGGTTAATGCTTCTCGCAAAAACCAGATTATTTACCAACAACCGTAACGCCTCTCTCGTTATGGCTGTCGGGGAAAGTAATGTATTTGACATATTTTTTTTATCCTTTTTTTAAATTTGTCCTTTTGCCCATCTTTCTTTGTTGCGCTTTTTTATGAATTCTTCAATGGGCGTTTTTGGGTCCATTATATCCGTTTGCGCCGCCGTCCCGCTTTGCGCAACCGGTTTGATCGGAGGCGGCGCGTTCGTACTTTTAACTGCAGGTTTTTCTTTCTCGGCATTTACCTTTTTCATAATATCAATTCTCACTTCGAGCCTGCCTATAGCCCGATGTAATTCCTGCGGATCCAACCCCTTCAGATTTTCAACCTCGCGGGTATTTTTGCTCAGGTAATAAACGATATCGGCTCCCATATCGCTCGACATTATCGCCTCGTTTACGTACGCAGGAACTTTTATTTCCTTTTTGTTGACAATGTCGTCGTAATCTTTGTAATCCTCATGCGCCTGGTCTATTTTCGAGGCCCATTCGATTTCGTTTACTCTGTCTTTATACTCACTTTCCCCTTTTCCCCGCTGCTCTTCCGGGAGCGTCTTTTCCCGCATGTCATGGATTTCTCGTTCGGCCATTCTCAACTGTCGCGTTATTTTGTCAATCCGTCTCTGCACTCCGTCGGGTATTCCCGGTTTCTCGGATTTGGGTTCGTCCGTTTTCTTTTCTCCGACAAGTTCCTCTTCCTTTTTTTCGCCCGGTTCTTTTTCTCCTGTCTTTTCAGGCAGTTTGTCCGGTTTTACTTTTTCTTCTTGTCGTTCTTTTTCCGCCGCTCCTGTCTGTTCAGATAGTTTGGGATTCGGTTCTTCTTCCGGAATTACTTTTACCTGCTTTTCCGTATCACTCATGGTTTTACCTCCATTGGGTTGTTCCCGGCTGGCCGAGCCGGTTCGGGTTCGTTCTGCATTGAGTTTCCTATTCCCAGTCGCTCAATGATATACGCAAGCGTAGCCTCGATTTGCTGTATTTTATCGGGCCTCGCTTTAATCGCTTCTTTCTGCACGTCAGCAAACGCTTTTATTTTTGCTTCCGTTAGTTTCGTGTTCCTGTCGCCTGATTTGTCTTTTAGCGCCTCCATTAGTTTCTGTACGTCCATCGCCATCTGTTGTTTTTCCTGTTCGGCAACCTGCAGTTGCTGCATCACGTTTTGTAAATCCGCTACGACCTGTTGCATTTCCTGCGGTGTGTGTCCCTGTTCCTGTCCTTTTTCTGTCTGCGGTTGCAATTGCGGCGGCAATGCTTTCTGCAGTCGGTCAACGATCTCGCCCGGAGCGTCAGCGTATTTCGCAACCAGGTCGCCGGCTATCTGGCTAATGGCAGGATTGCTGCGCATCATTTCAACCATAATTTCGGAGGCTCGCTCACGTTGCGTGTTGAATGACGGTCCGGATTGTATGACAACGTCATATTGTCCTGCCCGCATGTCGTATAATTTCATCCGGCCGGTTTTAGGATCGCCGTATTCCTGGTTTATCTTTACTATTTTTTCTTCATTTTCCTTTCCCAATATTCGTATCGTCCGCGCCGTGTCGTATATCTCGGGGATCCAGTCTACCATTATTCGCCCGCAATGTCTCATCGCCGTCGCCAAATTATCCGAGAAATGATAATTTGACACGTCTCCTTCATGTTGTCTTGCCAGGATGGCCCTTCCGCTCGTCTCGTTGCTTTTGCTTCCGAGTGATGCGTCATAAATACCCGTGGTCTCTTTTATGTCCTGCGTCGCTTCTCTCATCGCCTCTATGTATGCCGTCGGTATCTGCGGCGGAGAAATACGCTGAGGCGCAGGTAATATCTGTCCGTTCAGACTTACCGGCCGATATTGCAGGAAAGCATAGTTTTTCCTGTTTGCCAACTGATACTGGTTTTCATATCCCTCGAATTGTCCTTCTGCTCCCATAAACGGCGCTTTCGGCGCTAACGCTACGTTCTCCGTAAAACACGATTTCCAATAATTCAACATCCTCTGCGCGTCTTTCGCCCACCGTATCAGCGAGATGTATTTTTTCTTCCCATTCAGATTTATCTCCGCTCCCAGAACCGGTATTACCGGTATGTATTTCCCCGGTATTGGCGTCTTCTCTAAAATTTCCTGCGACGTCAATTTGTACCATTCTACTTTTTTTATCTCGCTTTCCCACTCCTTTATTATGTATTTTTCCGTTTCCACCTCCGCCAGCAGATTTGACGGAATCTCTTCTTTCAGCATCGAACTCCCGTCTCTCAACAGCACTACCGTTTTCTTCTCTTTGACTATCCGATAGTATTCGGCTACCCTTATTGTTTTTTCCGTCAACCAGTTTCCCTGATCCTGTCCTTTAAAATCGAAATCCACAGTTTCCGCTTTCGGATACTGATTTTCAAAATCTTCTCTCGGCACGTCCTCGGTGATGAAACAATACGGCATGTCGCTGTAGTCCGTCTCGTTGCACACGTGAATCGGCGCCCATACGCTGAAATTGTTTCCTATTCTGTCGATTATGATTTCTTGGTCGCGTGATTTTTCGCTTATATAATCGTTTCTCATTCTGATAAATCCGAACCCGCACGATACGGCGTGTTCAAGCGCAGTCGTAAACGCAATGTCCGCTTTGCTGTTGTTTTGTATGTGCCGTATTATTCCTTGGATCACCTCCGCAGTATCCGGATCGCTTGATTCGTCAACTCCCTTCACTTCTATTCCCGGTTTGTTCATTTTTATATCGTTAACGACCTGATTTATGTACGTCGGCAACTTGTTTATCACAAGCGTGGGCCGCCCGTCCGCTTCGCGGTCTTTCATTACTCCATCCGGCCACTGGTCGCCGGATTTGAATTTCATGTCGTCTTCCGCTTCGGCCCGTATTTCTCTCATCGCTTCTTCGCAAATTTTAAACCGCTTTACGGCCTCGTCGATTATTTTTTTGTCCGTTTTATCCGCCACTTTTTCCATTCGCCTTTTTATAAATTTTCTTGAATTCCCCGTATAATTTATCTGCGTCCCGCGGCCTCCCTGCAGCCGCCGCAACTTTCAACGCAGCCTTCTTTAACTCCAATGCCCTTTTTTTTCTCATTTTATCCCATCCATCCCTGAGCATGCATCGTACAACCGGCATACTCATTCCGCAAACCCGGCGTTTTCCTGTTTTCCAGTCTCCCCTTGTATTTCCAGTTGGCTATACCGGCGTTTAAAATCCTTCTCGCATCCGACGGGTCCTTGTATTTTTCGTCCTCTTTCTCGCTGCCTTCCTCGCATCGGTGATTCTGGTAACTCTGTATCAAATTCCTGCACCTCGGAAACACGTACTCCTCCGGCTCGTTGAATTCTCCGATATCAAGCATTTTGTTGTATTTCATTTGTTCCGTTATCTGGTTCCTTTGCGCGTCTATCATTTTCTCCGCCGGGCAATCAAACAATAATCCCCCATTCTGCGTCTTTGCGAATTGATCCAGTATTCCGTCGGTCGAGGTCGCCCAATTCGATCCGCCCGCCCCCTTTGCATATCGGGAATCTATATACCGTTTGCATATCTCGTTCCCATATTGTCCCGTCCCGTCCCTCTGGTATATCGTTTTCGCCAGGTCGCTCAACGAACCGTCGAAATACAACTTTTTCCTCAACTCGCTGTAATATCCCTTTATGTCCTCAAACCGCGGATATTCATCGTAAATGACCCTGTAGTAATGCTCCGATCCCGGCCGCTTCGGAACTATCGCGCCCCACAAAATGAACGGATAGTATTTACTGTGCGGATCCATCGCCATAAAACAATTGCCGTGCTTTGCTATGTGCTCCATCGTTAACGTAGACGCCAACCTGTGCGTATTATGTAATACGTGTTTGTCGTACTCGAAATAACACCATATTTTCCCCCCTACCCCTATGGGTTTCCCGCCCCATAAATGCCTGTATTTGACCGGATCGCATTTCCTGCATTGCTCCGCCTCGTTCAACATTTCCACCGGCACGTACTGTAATACGTCCGTATAATTTATCTCTTTACTTATGCAATTTTCGGGTTTGTCCGCAACATATCTTTTGTAAACCTCGTCGTCTTCATACTCCGGGTTGAACTCTATCCATACTTCGCTGTCTTTCGTTCTTATCGTCGGTATCAAATCGTCCAGGGATTTTTCGCTCGCCGGTTGCGCCTCCCATACGACCGCTATGTCAATTCCCTCCATCGACTTTATTTTATTCGTGTTCCTGAACAATCCCACGAATATGAACTCGCTTCCGTTGCTGCATAGTATGGAGTTGTCGCATATTGTAAACATTTTGGACAGTCCCAGACGCGCTATCGTGTCCGCTATCAACCTGTGCGCAGATTCCGCTATGGACTTCTGAATCTCCCTGCAGTTCAAAATCCTTAATGGTTGCGTCAACGCTTTCCGTATCAATTTCCCGTCTATCCCAAACTCGGCCTCAAATGCCTCCACCGCCTCTTTTACCGCAGTTTTATTTAACTCGGAATTATATAGCGACGCCAATAAAACCAACGCAGCGGCGTAACTCCAACTCTTCGTCCCCGAACGCCCCCCGTAAACGCACTTATACCGCATCGGGGCAAATAAAAATCTGAATTGTTCAGGTAAATCGATTTTAATGTTCGCCATTATTCTCTTCCACTTCTTCAGGTGGACGATCCTGTTCAACCGACTCCGGGGACCCGCTCGTAAACGTTATCGCTATGCCCGCTATCGCATTCCGCTCCATACTCCCCGTTACGTTTATCCGTTCTCCCGCTCTCATCGTCCTGTTTATTCTCAGATTGTTCATCTTTGTCCGGTAAAACTGTACAATCGCGTTACACCTTGCCGGATTCCGCTCAAATTGTATTTCCTTTTTCATCTCTTCTTCTAATTCGTGTATTTTGTCCCACTGGTATTCGGCCTGCGCATCCTTCGCAAGCATGTAGTCCGTTTTAGCCCCGTCAATGTTTTTTTTAAGGTACGTCAGGAATGAACTGTACGATATCTGCTCCTCTTCGCAGATCCGTACAATCCCGTGATTGCTGACCTGTAACTTTTCTAAAATCATGTCAAAAACCGCTTTGTCTACTGTCTTCATATGTCCTCGTATAAAAAAAAAAGCATGGACAAAATAATTATCCACGCCTGTAAATTTACTTACACCCGCCTTTGGGCTTTTTCTTTTTTGCCATGGCTCCTCCTGTCTTATTATGGGTTAATATAGTCCATTTTTAGTTAGTTGTCAACAAGTTGTCAACAAGTTGTCAATATAATTTTTAAGGTTAAATTGAACTTTTATTCATAAAAACTTGCTTTCGTCCTCTTTTTTGTGTATTTTAATTCTAACGGTATGCAGAACCCACG